GAAGTCATCATAGTACAGCTCATTAGCTTCATTGCACCATGCCAGGTCTCTCTTCCTACCTCGTATCTTTTGCTCATCATCCACTGAGAAGAACTCCACAATAGAGCCATTGTCAAAGGTGTAGATGTGCTCAGACTTATTGTGCTTGCTCACTTCGTAGATATCCAAGTCCTTCATGATCTCTAAGAAGTCTCTCATGACTGTAGCTCTGAGTGCAGGGAAGGTCTTTCTTATGATGCTTACTACCTTGCCTCTGTTCTGTAGGCAGTAGACTATTATCAGCTGGCATAGGCTGTAGGTCTTAGATGACCTTGAGCCACCCTCATTGATAATGAATCTATGCTCTGGGCTTGTCAGTGCCTCGTAGTTGCGTTCAAAGATTACTGTGCTCTTTATCTCCATAGTGTGCAATAGTTGAGCTATACCACTCTATTAGTAGTATAGTAAGATTTATGTCAAAGATACACTATTTAATAATAGTAACCTTAATATCATTTATTGCCTGACCTTGAGTAGTTGTATCAACTCTCTCAGTTAGGTTGTTTAGTCGCTGAGTAATGGAAGGGTTGTACTGACCTGCCATCCCTCCTTCTATCTGATCTTGTCTGATTGCTTCCTCTATGCGCGAGCAGATTGTGGTATACGCTGAATATCTCCCATCCTTATTAGAAAAATAATCAGTCACTGTATTACTTCTTTCAGCAGCAAAGCATCTAAATCCTACTTGAGTCAATGGTCTCTCAAGTGGTACTGGAGTAGCTTCACCTGTCTTATTAGAAAGTGAGTATTGATACCTTGGGTTTGACTTGCACCAATCCCTGTAGGCTTCGAATAACTCCCACATTGCCTCAGGAGTCTCTATGTGTTTATGCTTTGGCATCAGCCTTTGGTTTACGTTTCTTCTTAGGCTTAGGAGTTGACTCAGGTATTGGGCCATCTACAGCCTTATACTCTATCACAACAACCTCAGGTGCAGTCGTAGTGACTACCTCCTCAAAGATATGCTTAAGTCCTGTTGTGATGTAATACTCTACTTTACTCATATCAAGGCTGGCAATAGATACTGCCTTCGTTCCTGTGTGCTTATTGTAGACCTTGATAGTCTTACCAATAAATTCGTCTTTAATTTTGTAGTTCATTTTGTTGTATTATTATGAATATTAGATAAGCAGCTAATGTAGCTCCTGAGAATTTATACAGCAGATACATATTCTCATTGAACAGTGCCAGCACCACACCCCATGCGAGGATGTAAGTGATTAGTCCTATGATGTCAACACTCTTCATACCTATATTGTATTTGTTTTATATTTTGTTTTATTTCTCGTATCAGAAAGTATGCCGATGTACTGTTGATGTCAAAGTACTGAGCCAGTGCAGTCTGAGTTGAGTGACCTTTGTCATAGTATGCTTCAAATATAATCCTTTTTATCCTATCGTCCAAGTTGTTCCTGTATATCTCAACCATTGCCTTCTTAAAGTTGTGGTCATTCTCAAGTCTTATCTTGTGCTCTATCTCTGTGGGGTCATCAATGCAATCTGTTAGGTACTCCTGTGATCTGTAGATGTCATCTTTCTTAGTCCTTGAGCCTTGAGTCCATATCAGCTCATACTTGATCGTATTGAGTAGGTAGCTTTTAGCCTTGTCTTGAGTCATATCTGGTATGTTGACCTTCACACAGTGCAGGTAAGCGTTGTTGATGACGGCATCTGCATCTATTGAGCTTGGTATATTGAGTCGCTTGAGGAAGTGCTTAGTGTATTTGAGCACCTCTTCATAGTTGCGGCTGATATATTGGTCAAGTATTAGCTTCATACCAGGTCAAGAAGTCTTTATACCATACCTTCCTACGTACTCCAGAGCAGAAGCACTCCTTATCACGTATACCTGTTGCCTTCTGTTTGACAGCTCTGAGTTGAACCAGTGAGCTCTTTGTCATTGTCTCCTCCTCTGGTAGGTTGAGGATGGCCTCTATGAGTTGTATATCAGTTTGTTCAAGCATACTGCTGTGAGTGAAGTAGCACAGGCTACAGTGAATGATTGTGAGTAGATCCATGTGGACCAGAATGATAGACACTTCCAGCAACCGAGTGCGGTGTGTAGCCAGTCTGGTAGTATTAGTCGGGTATCAAGGTAGTGTTGGATAGGTTCGAAGTGTGTGAACCACCATGAGACTACTAAGGGAGTGAGGTAATTGATTATCATGGTGTAAATATAGTAATTATTTGAATACAACAAAGGGGAGCTGTTACACTCCCCTGTTTGGCTGCCGAGCCAGGCTGCCGAGCCTCAGTTATTTGCTTTCACGTTTTTCTAATTCAATCAATTTTGAATGTACTTGTTTAAATATTTCCATTAATGATTTTGCACTTTCTTTTGTTACGTATAATTCACACTCTGAAATATCAATTAACTTTTCAATTTTACCTGTATTTGAAAGTTTATACAAAGGCTCTGATAATACCAAATTTACTTCTGAATAAATACGTTCTTCGTTTTCGTCTTTATCCTCTGATTTTAAACTTTTTCCGTAGTTTAATGCTACACTTACTAATTGTTTCATATTAAAAATTTCTAAGTTTTTTATTTTATGAGGGGGTAGTTCATTTCAACAAGTAGTTAAACACCTTATCATAGAACTTACCCCTTGCCTCACCACCTTGAAGGAAGCGGTGCAGTGTTGCGTTCACTACACCAATATCCTCTGCCATGTGTACAGCCCTGTTTCTGCTGTTTAGCTTATCTCTAAGCTCACTTCTCATCCATTCGGTTAGTGTTTGACCTTCTTTAAGGTAAACGGTCTTAGAACGCATCATCCCAAGGCATTTGATCATTGACTACACTTGGAGCTGCAGCCTCACCTTGCACCTTCCATGCATCCAGTGTGTTGTAGTACTTACCGTTGTACTCTCTGCCTCTGACATTGAATGATACTGTTACAACTTGACCTTGACCATACGGTGCTATGATATCCATCTTGTCATTGACCGTCTGGAAGATTACATCTTGAGGGTACTTTGCATCTGGTGTTGTGATCACAAACTCTCTCACTGAGAACTTGTCACTGATCACCTTGATTGGGTTGATGAGCTTGATAGCTCCTTTCATTGTTAGTTCTGACATTATACTACTGTTTCAGGAAATGGTATCTCCTCGGTTGTTGTTTCAATTATCTCATCTGCTATGTCACGTGCCATTATTACCATCTCGGTATTAGTCATGTGTATAGCATTGTTGTTAATCATTGCAGCCACTAACTGAGTGACAATTTGTGTTCTTGTTTCCATTTGTTATTTGTTATTTAAAGGTTAATAAATTCAATTACTACTAATGGTTGCTCTTCATTTTCTGATTTTATTCTCATTTATTCTGATTTAAAAGGTTAATTATTTCTTGTTTTACTTCTTGATAATATTCAATGGCATTGAAAGTTGTATAAAATACATTGCCATTAGTTAATGTACCAAATGACTTTAAAATTTCATCCACAGCAATCACTGCTGTTTGCTTAGCTAATTTATCCCAATAGATTTCAACATCTTCTCCTAACTCATCATTGAATATAGAGGCTTGACGTTTTAACTCATCATTTGTAGTCCATGCAATACTTGACTGTAGATTGTAGAATCTATCTACTAACTGTTGTGCTTTTTCTTTCGGTGTCATTATTTATTGTTTAAAAGATTTATATATTGTGAATAGTATTCTGAGCAATGGATCAACCGTTCCTTAATCTGCTCTTCAAGTGCCTCATCTCTCTCATATCTCACTACTGTGATACGCTTAGCTGGATCAATGTGGTCAACTCTATGGATGGATAGGTTATCCCACTCAGTCAGTAGCTCATCTGGTGTTGTGTACATGGTGTAGACTAACTCAAACGCTGGTTTCTCATACAGCCACATATAGGCACGTCCTTGCCACTCGTACCCACTTGCATCACCTTCTGATGGTGTAGCAGGGAAGGTCTCTAATGACCAGGAGCTCTTGATGTCAATGATGCTGTCATCTGTTATGATGTCACAGCAGCCAGTCATGTACTCATTAGATAGTCTAAGCTCGTTCTTAGTGTACTGAGTAAACCTAACTGAGTTCAGTAGGTCAATGCCGTTCTGCTCCCAGTCAGTACCCTTCATCATTGGCTTAGTCTTGATCTCTGTGTGGTATCCGTAGAAGTCCTGCTTAGCTATCTTACGTATCTCTGACTTAGTAGTCTCAGATAGCACCTCTGACTTACTCCTTGAGTTGGTCATTAGGTTGCCGAGTTGTGATGCTCTCCACTTCATAATCTTGCCTCCTGTTCTTTAGTTAGTGAGAACTCATTTCTTAACCTCTCTATTGAGTAGTCACCACCAGATGCAATAAAATCAAGTGCTGCTTGTAGTCTCTCATCTTGTATTGGATGCTTGGTTGGTGCTGACTTGGTTGGTGCTGGTTTGCTTGCTGCCTCACCATCGTCATCTACTGCCTGTAATGATAGAGTAGATTGCAAGGTGTAACGTCTATAGTAAGTGATGGCACTACCTTGCTGTTGTGGATTCATGCCTGCTGGCAGTTCCATACAAGACTCAACCTTTGCACCTGAGTCAATGTCTATAATCTGAGTGCAGACACTATTGCCCTGGATAGGTTGCAGGAGTAGTAAGCCATTCTCAAGTAGAATAGGCTCAACTGCCTCAATGATTGCATTCAAGTTGGCATACTTAGAATGATGACTTGTAGCATTCTTGGTAACCTTACCGATTGCTAACTTAGCTCTGTGGAGCTTTTGGTGGAAGGACAGTGTTGCCTCTTCGTTTGCCTGTCTGATTTTCTCAGATGAGCTAATTAATTGCTTTTCCATAAATTGATTATTTTCAGTAAAGTTAAGAAAGTTTTGCATATATACAAATAAAAGTTATTAACAATTATCTGTTGATTCGTTATTTATACCCTTAACAGCACATTTGTACTTCTTTCTCAGATGCTTGAGCTTGACGTTGAACTTTGGCATTTTTAGTTT